ATGGCATTCGACTACGCAAAAGCATACCAGCAGTTCATCGACGAGGAGATGACCGCCCTTTCCGCCACCGCATGGATGGTCCCCGAGGCAGGCAAGATCCGTTTCGCCGGCGGCCGCAATGTGGAGATCTCCACCCTGTCCACCACCGGCCTTGGCAGCTATGACGCCACCAAGTCCGACGGCTCCGCCTATCCCAGCGGTACGGTGACCAACGCATGGAAGAGCTATCCCCTCTCCATGGACCGCGGCGTGAAGTTCGCTCTGGACCGCACCGACCCCAATGACACCGGCTTCATCGTTACCGCCGAGAACGTCATCCGCGAATTCTCCCGCTCTGCTCTGGTGCGTGAACAGGACATGTATCGCATCAACAAGCTGTATTCTCTGGCCGCCGACAGCGCCCACAGCGACACCCACATTCTCACCCAGACCCTGACCAAGGACAACGCCATTGCCACCGTCAGCGGTCTGCTGCAGACCATCCGCGACGACGCCGAGGAGATGGACGGCTATGTGGCTCTCATCAGCCACAAGAACAAGACCGCCTTCCTGGAGGCCGCCAACGACACCTATCACAGCATCACCTTCGGCAACAGCGTTTCCATCAACGGTGTGACCTATGACAATGTCATGATGCTGGACGACCTGCCCTGCATCTTCGTGCCCCAGAATCGCATGAAGACCGCCGTGACCATTCAGGACGGCGACGAAAACGACGGCGGCATCGTTGCCGGCTCCGGCGCACAGGACATCGCCGTGGTCATCGCCCACTGCGACACCCCCCTGGCGGTCAGCAAGCTGGATTCCATCAAGCAGTTCGGCCCCCAGGAAAACCAGTTCTTCGACGGCACCTCCATTCAGGCCCGCTACCTGTACGACCTGTTCGTGCCCGAAAAGCGTCTGGCTTCCGTCGGCGCCATCGTGGAGGCGTAATGAGCGCCGCTGACAAGATCCCCTCTGTCCGGAGCAAGGCGGAACTTCTTCTGGACCGCTCCCTCGGAGAAAACGGCGACGCGCTGACCTCCATGGTGGTGCTGTGGGCCCTCGCCTACTGCGGCAGAGAGGATGTCCCCGAGGCGATGGAGCTGCCGCTGGCGCAGTTGGTGGCAGCCGCTGCTGACGGAAACGGCACGGCAGTCAAGGCGCTGACCCGCGGCGACACCTCCATCACCTATGACACCGGCAGCGCCGCAGGAAGCCCCCTTGCAGGGCTTGCGCCCTTCCGCCGCCTCCGCCGGCTGGGGAGGGATGACGCATGACCGACAACGCCTGTGCGGCAATCCTCTCCCGCACCTACTACCACCGCGTTTCCGCGTGGCGGATGGGGCCGGACGGGGAAAGGCCGGTCTGTGAAAACGAAAAATGCGCCCTCAGCCGACTGGCAAGAGTCGCGGCTCCCGCCCCTCCCGACAGCACCTATGTGCTGCCGGAGGCGGCGTACCGCCTCAGCCTGTATACCCTTCCCCAGCGCACCTTTCAGCTGGGAGACCGGGTCGAGGTGTCGGACACCGCGGGCAGAGTGTTTCACGGAAGAACGTCCGACAGCATTCTCTATCCCTCCCACTGTGTGACCGTTGTGGACATCATGGAGGTGGCAGAGCCGTGAAGATCATTCAGGAGGCCGTAAGGGCGTACTTGCAGGAGCAAGCCGGTGTGAAAACCGTTTCCGACCGCACCCGCATCCGGGGAGAATATCCCCTGCTGGCGGTATCCGTGCAGGAGAACGGCACCGTTCTTCTCTGCGGCGGACAGCAGGCGGAACACTCTTATCAGGTGACAGTCACCGCCGTCAGTGACCGGGAACGGGATGGGAACATGGCGCTTTTGTCTTCCCTCGTGCCGCCCCTGCTGCGGGGAATCCCGCTGGAGCTGGCCGGTACGCCCCGGAACCTGCATCCGCTGAACATCCGCACGGAGGAGGAATGTCTGACATTCTCCCTGGAGCTGTGCGTTCCTGTCCCGCCTGCGGAAACTGCCGTTCCTCCGGCCACAGATCGCATGAATATTCTGCATTTTGAGATTTGACAGATTAACCGCACCTGCTGCGGCAGGTCGGAAAAAGGAGGCTTTTTCATTGGGTTTACCCGAAATTTTTATTGCATTTGAAACCGCGGCCGTATCCGCGATCACCCGCTCTGCCCGCGGCATTCTGGCTCTGGTGCTGGACGACAACACCGCCGGCGGGGCCGCCGAGGCCGTCTACCGCAATCTCTCCGAGGTCCCCGCGGAGCAGTTTACCGCGGACAATTACCGTCTGCTGAAGCTGGCATTCCGCGCCGCCCCCTCCAAGGTGTGCGTCCTGCGTGCCGGCGACGGCGCGCTGTCCGCTCTGGAGCGGCTGCCCTTCGACTGGCTGGCCGCCCCCGGCATGGAGTCCGACGAGGTCGTGAGTTTCATCAAGAACCAGCGCAGCTGTGGCCGCGGCGTCAAGGCCGTGGTGGCCGATACGGCATCCGACTGCGAGGGAATTGTGAATCTGTGCGCGGACGACCTGATCCTGGACGACGGCGCCATTGACGCCGCCGACTACACCGTCCGCGTTGCTGCCATTCTGGCGGCTCTCCCCCTGACCCGTTCCGCCACCTATGTGGCGCTGGACGAGGTGGTGTCCTGCACAGGCTACGAAGATGCCGACGCCGAAGTGGACGCCGGCAAGCTCATCATCGTCAGAGGACAGGACGGCTATCGTCTGGGCCGCGCCGTCAATTCCCTGACCAGCCTGACCGCCGACAAGGGCGCACCCTTCCAGAAGATCAAGATCGTGGAGGGCATCGACCTGATCCGCACCGATATCGCCAGAACCTTCGAGTCCGGCTATATCGGCAAGGTTCTCAACGATTACGACAACAAACTGCTGCTGGTCACCGCCATCAACGCCTATCTGACCGCCCTGGCGGGCGACGTGCTGGACAAGACCGCCGACAACCGCTGCTTTGTGTCTTTTGCCGGGCAGAAGGCCTATCTGGAATCCAGGGGCATCGACACCGACGGCATGACGGACGCCGAGATCCTGCGCGCCAACACCGGCAGTGAGGTCTTTCTGGAGGCAAACCTGACATTCTGCGACGCCATGGAAGATCTCTCCCTGCGCATCGCCATGTAACAGGAGGTATGACGAATCATGAGTAATTTACAGGCAAACCGCACCCTGTCCGGCTCCTTCGCCGAGGTCTGGGTGGACGGCGCACGCATTGCCGAACTGAGCGAGCTGACCCTCACCGTCAAGGTGCAGCGGGAAAAGGTGCAGTTCGGCATGGACATCGACAGCAAGATCACCGGCTATTCCGGCGAGGGTACCATGACCCTGAAGCAGGTCTACAGCCGCTTCTTCGAGGTTCTGGAGCAGGCCAAAAATGGCCTGGACAAGCGCTGCACCATCACCACCGCCCTGAAGGATCCCGACGCCGCCGGCGGCATGGAGGAGCGCTACAGCATCTCCGGCGTGGCATTCACCGAGCTGCCCTTCATCGGCTACAAGATGGGCGAGGTGAACCAGCAGAAGCTGCCCTTCCGCTTCCGCCCCAGCGATCTCCAGTGTCTGGAGCGCATTCAGGCCGCTGAATAATGGCTCTGACGGATATTCTGCGGGAGCGCCTCTCCCGCAAAGGAAATCGCGCACAGGTCGCATGCGGTGCGCTGGGCGTTCTGACCGTGGAAGCGCTGCCTCCGGCAGAATTGACCGCGCTGCTGCGCGGCGCCGGTGGCGCGCGCGCCGTCCTCTACGCCGCCTGCAGGGAACTGCAGGCGGCCGGAGAAGATCTGCGCAAGGCGGGCAGCCTTTTTCAGCCGGACGAGATCATGGCATTTCTCTCGGAAGATGAAACGCAATCTGCCGTCCGGACAATCCTGGAACTGAGCGGGATGGATCAATCTCTCCCGGAGCGCACCGCACAGGCAGAAGAAGCATCCCTGCCGGCAGGCGCGGATGAAGATGCGGCGGGCGGTGATCTCACCGTTCCCGCCCCCTTGCCCGCCCTTTCCCGGGGCCTCCTTGCCGCATCGGAAGCACCTGCCGTTTCCAACGAAGCGCCGGCCGCTCCGGAGGCACCTGCCGTTTTCCGCGAAGCCCTTGCCGTACCGGAGGCTTCGCCTGCCGTCGACCCCACACGGGCCGCACCCAAGAACGTCGCTTCGGGAAATCTTTCCATTCTCCGGCAGCCTGCAGCAGTATCTTCCATTGAGATCCCGCAGCTTGCAGCGCCGGGATTTGCCCACAGTGCGCCGGCAGAATGGCCGACGGTACACCCGGTCATCCCCCCAGCCGCACAGCTCTCCGCCGCTTCCGATGACCAGTTCGTGGGCGAAGCTGCTGCGCCACCCGCAGAAATTGCGCTGAAAGACGCCGCTGACGTCAGGACATCGTATCCAACCCGGGAGGCCATCGACGAAGACGCGCTGGCAGAACGGGTAGCACGCCGCATTCTGGCGGGGCTGCGCAATGCGGCCGCTGTAAGATAGGAGGACTGTTATGAACACCAGAACCGTTTTGCTCTGGCACAACAACGGAGCAGAACGTATTTACTTTGCCGTCAACCCCGCGGAGATCTCCGTTTCCCGCCCCAACCGAAACCGCGTGGCTTCTCTGGCCATGGGCGGCACCGTGAATCTCTGGGGCGGACGGGGTCTGCGGGAGGTGCGGCTGACCACCTTTCTCCCCGCCGCCCACTCGCCCTTTTCCGACGGGAACGACCCGGAGACGATTCTCTCCATGCTGAAAAGCTGGCAGGACTCCGGCGATCCCATCCGCCTGATCCTCTCCGGCAGCGACATCAACGATGCTTTTTTGATCGAGGACGTGACGGAGTACCTGCGGGAAGGTGACCCGGATGTGGGAATCTCCGTCACCCTGCGGGAGTACAAATTCAAATCCGCTCTGGCGGCTCTTGCGGAAAAGCAGTCCGTGGGGGCGCAGTCCGGCAAAGCGCCGTCCGGCGGGGTGCAGTCCGCACCTGCCAGAACGGACGAGCGCGTCACGCCCCAGACCTACACCGTGAAAAAGGGCGACACCCTGTGGGATATCGCCTGCCGTTTCTTCGGTGACGGCACCCGCTGGCAGGAACTGGCCGCCAAAAACGGGGTTTCCGATCCCCGCAAGTTGCAGATCGGGAAGGTGATCGTGCTGTGAAGCTATACATCGGACAGCAGATGATCCTTCCCGTGCTGGAGTCCCTGACGCTGCACAAGGCGCGCAGCGAAGCTGCCGCCACCCTTACTGCCACCATCCTTCTGGCCGCCGCGGATACCTATATCCAAAAACTGTCCCTCGCGTTGGGTGATCCCGTCCGGCTGCTGGATGACGACGGCAAGGAGGCGTTTCTGGGCAGCATCCATGTGCTGGAACGCACGCCGGAACGCGTGATCCTCACCGCGTATGACCGTGGCATCTTCCTCACCCGCAACGAGCTGCGGGGCGCATACTTCGGTGAGAGCGCGGACATCGTGGAGCAGGTCGCCGAGGAACTTGGCATTGCCGTCGGCACGGTGGAGACCGGGCCGGGGATGCGCTTTTTCGCCTCTTATTCCGGAGAAAGTGCATTTTCCATCCTGCGGCAGACCGTGGGAGAGAAGTTTGAGATCTCTATTCGGGACGATGCCCTGTGCGTGACAAAGCATGCCTACATCGTCTATGTGCTGCAGCCCTCCCAGGTGCTGGAAGTCTCCGGCACGGCATCCCTTGCACACATGGTCAACCGCTGCACCGTGGTGGATCGGAAGAACATCGCCCGCGCCGCGGCAGAGTGCCCTGACGACATCTCTGCCTACGGACAGTTCCAGACCTTCCTGCCGCAAAACGGCGACGACCCTGCGGCACAGGCAAAGGCCGCGCTGACCGGACGGAGCCTGCGGGGCGAAGTGACGGTGATGGGCAACCTGAACTATCGCTGCGGCTGTGCCGTCGAACTGCACCGCAGTGAGTGGGGGCTGGACGGCGTATACGCCGTCACCGCCGCGGAGCATCGCTGGGAGGGCGGCATCTACACCACCGCCATGCAGCTGGAATTCATACGGAAATGACCGCTTCGCACGGGCGTTTTTCAAGCCTCCGTGCGGAAAACACAAACAAAGAAAGCGAGGAAGCCAAAATCATGGGCACAAACGGAATGATTTACGGAGATCTCCTGGATCTCCTGCAAACAAAGCCCGCCGGAAACCCCGTTGGCTTGTTCGGCACGCTGACCTCCCTCTCTCCCCTGACGCTGCAGGTACGGGGCCGGGAGATCAGCCGCGGCCTGTTCTGCCCCCACGGAACGACATTCGAGCAGGAGGATCTGGGCTGTGAGGTGGCCTTGCTGCCCTGTGAGGAGGGGTTTGTGATCTTATTTCAAATCGAGGAGGCAAGCACATGATCTTTCCGGACTGGGGGACTGTATCCGCGCAAACCGCAAACAGCACGCTCCCCCCGTTTACCGAATGGGCCGTGGACTGGGACGCCGGCACCTTGGCCATGCGAAACGGCAGCTTTTACACCGTGACCGGCACCGAGGCCGTGAAAATATGGGTCTGGCGCGCCCTGCACCCGGAAAGCCGGCGCTTTTGCTGCACCGCATGGTCCGCAGATTACGGCAACGAGCTGGAACATCTGCTGGGCGGCGTCACCGACCAGGGCATTCTGGAGAGCCGACTGAAGCAGTATATCCGGGATGCCCTGCTGATCCTGCCCTATATCACCGCCGTGGACACCTTTTCCTTTTCAAGGACGGGCAGTCTGGTGGAGGCGTCGTTCACCGTACACACCATTTATGACGAATATATTCAGAAACTGGAGGTTCCCATCGGATGACCAAGGATGAAATGTTGACGCTGCTGCTGGACGCCTATGCCGGCCCCGGCAGCACACGGGAGGGCACCTTTGCCGGCGACGTGCTCCGTGCCTGTGCCGACGGCATGGCACAGCTGTGGAGCATGGACATTGACGGACTGGAACGCCGCGCTTTCGTTTCCACCGCCATCGGCGACTGGCTGACCGCCGTCTGCGCAGACCGCGGCGTTGTGCGCCGCGAAAACGAAAGCGACGAGGATCTGCGCGCCCGCACACTGGAAAAGCTGGCCGGCATCCCCGCCTCCGGCAACATCGACCACTACGAGGCCTGGTGTCTGGAAAGCCCCGATCTCCTGCGCGTGAAAGTGTTCCCTCTGGCCAGAGGAAACGGTACCGTGGACATTGTGGCGGTGGCTTCGGACGGAAAAGCGCCCTCTGCCGCAGTTCTTGCCGCAGCGCAGGCCGCGGTGGATCGAGAGCGCCCCATCGGCGCCGATGCGCGCGTCCTTGCCGCCGAAGAAACGGCGCTGAACGTTTCCGCCGCGGTCAGACTGATGGACGGTGCCGAGATCGAAGCCGTCTGCGCCGCATTTACCGCCGCTTTGACAAGCTTCTGCCGTGACCTGGCACTGCGCACCACCACGGTCAGCTACTCCAAGGCTCTGCGCCTTTTGCTGGACTGTGAGGGCGTAGCGGATGTGAGCGGCTTCGCTCTCAATGGCGGCGACCAGAGCCTGATCCTGGCCGAAAACGCGGTGCCGGTGTGCGGCACGCTGTCCTTGCAGGAGGCAGGCGCATGAAGCTTCCGGAATTTTTAACAACCCTTTCCCCCGTGGGGGAAACCCTCTCCTCCGTGGCCGCCGGTGAGGCCTTTCTTCTGGACGCCGTGGCCAGCAAAAATGCGCAGGTGTGTGTCAACACCGCCACGGACGCGCTCTCCCTCTGGGAGGCAGATTACGGTCTGCAGGATCGCTCCGGCGGCAATGCGGAAAGGCGACGGCTGGACATCCGCATCGCCATGGCGGGCGGCCGCACGCTGACCCCCGCATATCTGGCAGAGCTGGCGGCTACGCTGGGCGGTGCCGACAGCGCCGAGATCACGGAAGATTTCGCCAATTTTCGTGTTTTCCTGAATGTGATCGCAAACAATCGCGTTCCGGAGGACACCGCTGCTCTGGAACGGGCACTTGCCCGCCTGAAGCCCGCCCACCTCTCCATAGAGGTGACCCCTGTGGGAGCCATGACCGGCACACAGCCGCGTTTTTCCACCCTGCATGGCGGCATCTTCATGGAGTTTCGGGCATAA